TTTAATTTAATTGACGATGAGTTGATTAGGGTGAGCGGTTCTAAAGTTTACCTTTATAAGTTTCATAGACGGGAAGGGCTCAAGGATGAGCTTTACGGGGAGGATTCAATGAAAGCCATTGATGTAACTCCAATAGCCTTGTGGGGTCACTACGACCCACAACCCATTGAAGAGAGTTTGACCGAGTTCGGTATTGAAATGCAGAGTGAGCAGCTGTTCACTTTCAATAAGAGTTACTTAACTAAACTTGTAGGGCGCCCCCTAATCCCTGGAGATGTACTTCAACCAGACTTTCAAAATTTAAAGTATGAGATTTATGAAGTACAGGAAGATAGTTTTGAATCGTATGGAGTTTATCATCTCCTATGTGCCGCAAGAGTACTACGAGACGATGGCGACATTACGCGAACCGACGATACTTTCCCTGCGGAGGATGTGTTTTAATGTCTTACCCCAATGATGTTGGAGATAGTGCACCGTGGACTATAGATGGGATAAGGCGCGAGATTTTACGCTTGTCACAGGATGCCCCTTACCACAAACCCGATTTTTACCGAGACTTTACTTCTAGACTGAAGGAGATTTTTGGAACCTATCAGGTAGCCAAAGGGGATGGAACGTTGCGGGACGTGGATATTATCTACGCCAACCCTGAGCGTGCGATTGCAACTATCACGCAAGGGAAGAATATCCAACTGCCTATGCTCTCTCTTGGGTTCGAAGGGGTTGAGGTAGACGACAAAAGACGCCGCCCTCTGGAAAATCTTAGCCAAGTTAGGTATTGGGACCACACCAAACAACGCGCAGTGAGGTATATGGCTTTGGCTCCCGTCGCTGCCAATTTAACTTTTTCTTTAAATGTATGGGGGAAGTACGTAGAGGATGTAAACCAGCTGACCGAAAATATCATATTGGCGTTTAGACCTAATCTAGTTGTCGATATCAAAAAGAACCAGACGTATAACGCTTTTTTGGGACGTGTGGATGAATCCTCTCAATTAACTGTAGGGGATAGAGAAGACCGTATTATAAAGCGCCAGGTTAAGTTTACTGTAGAGGGGTATATTCCTTCCCAAGTATTTAAGTTTTCAAACACGGGTGAGGTTACCTCTATGGCTTTTGACGTATACGAGCAGGAAACGGAAGGGATGAGCGATTTAGAGGTTTTCCAAGGGAATGGGTCCCTTCAAGTGTCCGGGCATGACCGTATGCAAACGGCTACCACTATTCCTGGAACTTGAAAACATTTTAAAAAAAGTTATGCATTTTCGATTTATGCTGTAATAAATAAGTACAGGAGATGACTTATGGCTTCTTATAAAAAAATCAAAAATGTAACCCTTCAAGGACTTGAAGTGGTTGTTCGACGCGTAGGCGGTGGATTTGACCATCTTTGGATTCCGTCCAAAGGTTCCGTAATTGTTCCTTCGGAATCCATCACTGAAACAGTACAAGTTGGCGCTCAGCGTCAAATGCTAAAAATTACTTCAGCATAACAATTTAGGAGAATAAAAAATGCCCGCTTACGTTAGCCCAGGTGTATATGTTATTGAGAAGGACTGGAGTGATTACTCCCCTTCCCTCAACTCAAGTAAAGTAGGAATTCTCGGGTTTGCCTCACAAGGCCCCGTTGGAGTAGCTACTTTAATTACGGACCAAGACCAACTGGTTTCTACCTTTGGTCGTCCCGATGAAGCAGAAGGAGGCTTTGGCCTCATTGGTGCTTATCACATTCTAGAACGCACTAACACGGTGTACTACACTAGAACTGCTACAGTCAGCGCTTCAGTCGCAGACGTAGCCGTTCCAGTAGGTACATGCCCGTGGGTAGCCGCTAGTGGTCTCGACCCTGATTACGATTACCTGTTCGCAGTAAACGTATGGGACGGTGCTGGTGCCTTAGTGACTGGAGATACTCTCTGGTACACTCAGACCGCAGCCTCTGCAGATAGCACTTACTCGTCAACCACTGATGCGTTAAGAGCTACCATCGAAGCTGAAACTACCCCTACATCGCCGTTTTCGGTTAGCGTTGAGTCTTCTGGAACCATAGATTTCATTGGAACCTTTGCAGGTTCTGGTGCTAAGGTTCAGGTGGTTTGTTGGGGAAGCAATGATTCCGTACGATTCCCTGTTGTTCCTGCGGGCACGACAATTGCAGGTATTACCGCCTATTCCGGCGTTAACACCCAACTGTCTAGTTCAGTCGGAAGCACGTCCTTAAGCGCTGTAGCATCTAACGATGGCGGAACAGTTATTGCTGCTGGAGGTGACCAAACTTCATCAGGATTGGTTCTTGTTCCGACCAACGTCTCCGGAGGTGCTTACGTAACTAAGACTCTATACCCTGGAGCTGGTTACAACTTTAGCAGTACCGTAACCACTTACGGAAGAAAGACTTTAGGACTTCAAGACTACGTCACGTCTCAAGCAGGAGCTGATAATCAATTCAGCTTGCTTAAGGGTGGTGGAGCTGTAGAAGCCTATACCGTAAATCTTACTCAAAATACTAGCGGGACCAGTCTAAACCCTGAAGAGGTGATTAATAACACAGCAGACGAGACTAACAAAACTTCCGACTTCATCCTTGGTGAATTCGCTATAGATGTTTCGTCTAGAGATGATGTTCTCTGGGTTCCTCCTCTTACTTGGGGCGGTTACTTGGTTAACTCTAACAACGGTGCGGTAAACCTAGTAGTAACTAAAGGCTACGGCGCGGCTTCGGCAAATGTTGTTTCCAACCTCACGAAATACTGGAAGCTTGTAAATGGTACCTATGACTTTTTAGGCGGAATTAACGGCGACCTAGGGGATGGCTCTAAGTCATTCACGGACGCAGATGTAAAAGCTGCTATTATCGGTAATGGCGCTGCAGGAAACGGTATCTACTCCTTCTTAAAAGAGGATATTTCAATAGATATCGCCGCTATCCCAGGATGCACTGAGCAAAATATCATTAATAATCTCGTTTCAATTGCAGAGACTTCTCAAGAATTCCTTGCGGTAACTAACCCACCACTAGGAATGTCTACTCCGCAAAAAGCTATCTCTTGGTCTAACGGTCAGGCGGTAGGTAGAACCGCGTCTCTTAACAGTTCCTACGCTGCTCTTTATTGGCCTTGGGTGAAGATGTTTAACACCTTTACGCAAGTCGATGAGTACATCTCTCCGGATATCTTTGCTATTCGCCAAATGTGCTTCACTGACGGTAACTTCGATGCTTGGTTCGCTCCAGCTGGTCTGGTTCGCGGACGCTTAACGAAGCCTGTTGATGTTGAGTATGTTCTCAATCAAGGTGATAGAGATGCAATGTATGGCGCAGGGAACTGCGTAAACCCTGTTACGAAGTTCACTACCGATGGTATTGTTCTTTGGGGTCAACGTACTACCCAACGCGCTGCAACTTCACTTGATAGAATTAACGTTCGTCGCTTGATGATTGTAATCCGTAAGATGCTTCTGGCATCCACTCGTCAGTTCGTCTTCGAACCTAACGATGCTGCTACTTGGCAACGCATTCTAAATGCCGTAGAGCCAATGCTTGCAGATATTCAAAGCCGCCGTGGAATAACTGAATTTAAAGTTATCTGTGACGGTACAACTAACACCCCACTTCGCATTGACCGCAGTGAGCTATGGTGCAAGGTTATTATACAACCTACCAAAGCTGCTGAAGTCATTGTCTTCGAGTTAAACCTAACAAGTGCAACCTTGGGAACTAGCATCCCAGGTGCGTAACACTATATAAATTAGGAGAATAAAACAAAATGGTTTCTGTAGACTTAAACTCATATTTTGGCGACCTACCTCGCGCGATTGATATTGCGGGAGGTACCGGTGGAGCTGAACTATTTCAAAGATATGATTCTTTCCGTGCGTATAGCTGGTTGATTCGTATTCCGGGCGTTGGAGGCACCATCGGCAGTATCCTTAATAAATTTGGTATTGGCGAAGCTGAAAACGTTCTCACATTGGCTGCCAAGCAGGTAGGACAAATCGGATACAGTGTAGAAGATATCATGGTTGACCGTGTCAACGATAAGTACTACTACCCTGGACGTCCATCATTCGAGGAAACTACGGTTACTTTCGATAACCTTTTAAAAGGTGATGCGGCGACTGGTTTGTTTAATTGGATGCGTTCCACTTATGACCCGATTACAGGTACTCACTCAGGTGGGCCTGCTGCTCAAATTGCTGGTACAGGCTTTAAGCGAAACGTTGATATCGTCTTGCTAGACCACGCCCGTAACCCTGCTTTTGTGGCACGTCTATACGGATGTTACCCTAAGAATTGGCGTTTGGCTGAATTTAATTACTCAGCTAATGAGTTTCATTCTCTTGAAGTTACCTTACGTTATGATATCGTTGGTTACTTTAAACAAGGTGAAGCAGCATTCTCTGAAATTCTTAACCCAAGCACGTAAAGTATAAAAATATAGGCTAAATAAGTGCCTATCGACATGAGTAGCTCCTAACTATATTAGGAGCTACTTGTTTTTATATGTACGAATCCCTTTTCGATGCGCTGCTCGATTCCTATACTGGAATACGGAAACGCCAATGGACCCCATCTGTGCTGGAGGAAGCAATTTCACCCGAGCAGGAAGAGGTTGTAGGTGACATTGAAGGAGTGGTTGGCAGAGTTACACAGACTATGCAACCAACGGTAGGCGGAGATAATAAAAATATCCACATAGGACCTGACCCGAAAAAGCCTAACTGGATTTTAATTAAAGGTTCTAACGTCAACAGGTCTTTTCATAAAGACAGTATTGGGAATGAGATTAATGGTCACAAGGCGAAATACCCAACCTCATTCATGGCTAAGTTGGTTTCAGCGTGGCGTCCAAAAACTAAAGAGGATACTCGATATGGTGATAATGCCAAGCAGGGATTTAATGGTCACACAGAGGAGGGAGATACTGGCACGGTGTCGGTAATGGATGACCAGGAAGACTCAACTATTGACACCCCTGAGGAAGGGGGTGGAGTTGCCGACGAGCCTGTTAAGCTCAGTGACCCTCAAAAAGACACCGCTACGGAGTTTTGGAAACGCCGTGGTTTCGGCGAGAAGGCGATTGACGCTCAGATTGCAGCCTTGGAAAAAACAATAAACACTCCGTACACTCGCTCTAAGATTGCAAAAGCCCTGGATGAGCTAGGAGGGGAGAGGCCTGACCAAGCAACCGAGGTTAAACAGCAAGGACTGAATGCTTTTGTGGCTTTTATGAGCCTAGCCAATAAAGTCAAAGAAATAAACCTTAAAGACGGCTCCAAAGCCAGGGTAGTATGGTCCAATGCTCTGACAGCTGAAGAGCAGAAAGTACGGGATATAGTAACGGTACGGGGGGAGGCTGGGGATACAGGAGTATTCGTTGGGCGTGGAGATACGCCTGCCGTAGAAGGGTTTGCAGAGTTACAAGACTTCGCGTCTAAATGGGACGAGAGCAACTATGGAACCACTTTTGGAAACTCCGTCAACAAAGAACTAGGGTCTGCCACATGGGGGGTTAAAATACTCGACCCTAATGAAGACCCTAAACACCTGTCTAGGGAGGAGTTCGATGAGAAGCCTAGTGTCACCCGAGCGTCTGTATCTGTAGAGAAATCGGGTTCCCAAGGGACTGGTAAGTTCACTGCCGATTGGCGTGGAAAGCTGACTGATCCTCTCC